TACAATTTGTGATCTGGGACACGCTTGCTCGGGCGGTTCTCCGACGCCGACGCCGGCCCCGAGCTCCCGTGTGCGCAGTCGAGCCCGGAGTCCGCCGCGCCGAAGGCGCCCCGAGCAGCCCTGAAAATGTGACGTACGTCACGCTCTCAGGACTTGACAGCGCCGCTCGACTGTGCGAGACTAGAGCCATCGGAACGAAGAGAGAAAGGAAACTCCGATGAACCGCTATCCCTACAGCCAAGCCCTGGCGAAGTCGCTCACCGAGAAGCTCGGAGGCCTCGCCTTCGTCCTGCCCGACGGCGCAGTCCAGGCCGATACCCCCGACGGCACGCTGACCGTCTACGCCGACGGCGCCGTGAGAGTCCGCGAGTGCGGCGAGACCGAAGCCTGGCCGACCCTCCGGAGCGCCGTCGCCGACTGGGGCGTGGAAGTGTGAGCTACCCCACTCCGGAGGGGCTTGACAGCCCCTCCGGAGGCCCGCTAGAATGAAGACATCGGAACGAAGAGGGAAAGGAACCTCCGATGAACACCTGGAAAACCGCCAACGCCGTCGTCCGGCACCTGGAGGCCGCAACCCCCGTCTACGACGTCCGCCAGGTGACTTGCAGCCGAACCCGCACCACCGAGCTCCGTGTGCGCGACGACGTAGGCGGGTGGGCCCGGTGAGGCGCTTCTGGAGCGCCGTCGCCGTCGCAGCCGGCATCATGGCCGGCTGGGGCGCCGGCGAAGGCCGGGCCCCGAGCTGGGACGCCTACGCCGGAGTCCGGCCCGAGCCGACCATACTCGGCCTCACAGTGACGCACATCACGAACATCGGGCTTGACATCCCCGCAGACGCCCGCTAGACTAGAACTATCAGCGAAGACAGAGAGAAAGGAACCAGCTGATGCATACCGCCACCTTCATCCCCGAAATCGAAGTCCCGGACTTCGTCGCCAGCCTCCGAGCCGACCGCGAGCGCCAGCGAGCTCGACGCCGGAGCCGCCGTCAGAACCGCGGATGGGAGGCCTGAGAACGATGACCTGGCTCGACTTCGCACAAGCCGTCTGGGACGCCTTCTACGGACTCATGTCCACCTGCGAGGAGCTCGTGGAGCACCTTCCGACGTCGCTGCAATGCTTCTTCGACTGGTGTTAACGACATCACACCGGAGGCCGCTTGACAGCGGCCTCCGGGCCGACTAGACTAGAGATATCAGGAAGACAGAGAGAAAGGAAACCCTGATGATCAACCGATTCCTCACCGCCGTCTCCGACGCCGACCTCCTCGACGCCGCCTCCGACGCCCTCGTGGACGCGGGGTGGAGCCTGGACGAAGACCGAGAGCTGCCTTTCGAGGCGGACTACTGCGAGGATCCGGAGGCCGCCTTCGAGGTCGACTCCGAGTGGAGCGGGATCCAGGCCGACGCCGTCGGCAGGCTCTGGGACCGGCTCTCCGACGAAGAGCGGGTGGAGCTTTGGCTGTACGACTGCGCGGGGCAGGACCCTGACGATCCCGTCGACGCCGAGACGGTCTGGGAGCGGATGGAGGCCGCCGTGCTGGAGCGGCTCGGGAGCGTTCACGAGGACACGGGCGCCTCCGTGACGGAGGCCTGCACCCGAGCTCTGAGGCTGACTTCGGCGGAGGCCCTGGCCCGGGTACTGGGCCTGTACGAAGCCGCCCGAGCGGATGCCCGGAGGCACTGGGGCAGGCCTTCGAGGGTGCGGGCCTTCGACGTCGAGCACGGCACCGTGGTGGTCCGGGGCGAAGGCGGCGCCATGGAGGCTCGACTGAGGCCGGCCTTCGAGGAAGGCGATGACGAAGGCGCCGTCATCGTGGAGATGCTCGGGGACGCGCTCCGCGAAGTCGGGCTCGACTGACGTTTCACGTGAAACGAATTGGGGCCGCCGCCGAAGGCGGCGGCCCGGAGAGGGAGGTGCTATTGAGAATCAGTATCACTAAGATCTGGGTTGGAATAGTTGGACTCATGTACGCGGCGTGGTTCGTCTGCGTCGTCGCCGAAGCGATAAGTTACCCTACGGTAGGGTAAGTAATACAAGTTGGAGTGGTGAGAGAAGTAGCCCCTGGGACTAACGTCCCAGGGGCTACTTGTATTTTTGGTGGGAAAAGTTGGAATTTTTGGAGGGGTGGGTCGACTTTCATGGGGGGACCCAACCGCATACATTAACTCGAATTTTTCGTTACTGGAACATCATACTGCAGTATGATCACTATAATAGGACCTGTGCACGACATAGTACTCATCGCCGACCACCTTTTAGGGGCGCCAGCCGTAGGCTTAGGCGCCCTTATAACCGCTATAGCGACCCTCTATACGTCGCTTAAGACCAATAGAAAGGTCCTTAGCGTAAAACAGGACATGGAAAACAACCATGGGAGCTCTCTAAGGGACGCCGTAGACCGCATAGAGGACAACACCAGAGTGCTGACGGACCTGGTCCACGCTCACACTCGTCAGCTGGACGAGATCCAGTGTGCTGTGCGCAGACACGACGACGAGCTAAAATCAAGGCATGCCCACACCACTGGAAAGACCCAAGAGCCAGACAGCGCACCCCCTTGTGCGCATAAAGAAGATATACAACGAAGCGACGGTAACGCCTAACCCGACGCCGCCCTATGACTCAACTCTCCTCCTGACACCGCCCCCTCCACCACCCCCTAATCCGGACCAGCCCCTAGGAGCCACGGCGGCCTCCCTGGCGGCGCCTATCCCGGCACTCACCCCTATGCTCAAGACAGAGCGAGTGCCGGTACCCTCCACGGACCCGGACCCCACCAAGCACGACAGACTGCAGGTGGTGTACAGCCTGTCGGCGAACATCGTCACAACAGCTCAACTGCGAAACAAGGACAACACCCCGCCGACTAAAGACAACCCCACCAGCGAGCCGAACCCGTGGGAGGTGGGCTGGCTGCTGTGGTGCTTCAGCCCTGACCCGACGCACCCCTACGACCCCTCCCCTACATCCAACTCGAACTTCCGCTTCTACGCCTTAACCCTCAAGCCCAACGGCTGGGAGGTTTCCAAACAGGACCCTTCATACAAGGGCGGTCAGCGCTTCCTGAAGTCGAACGACGCAAAAGACCCGCGCAAGTTTCCCCCGCACAACACAGAGCAAAACCAGACAACAGAGCACATCGCGGTAAACCCCTACTCCGTGCTGATAAAAGCCTGCCACGAATACCCGCTTGGGACGACCCCGACCGACTTGCAAAACGACATCGTGCCGGCTAACCGGAATTCGGAGGAAGGCAACAAGGCACGCCTCGCCCCCGCTAGAAATGTGTTCCACATCTTCGTGGAATCCGCCCTCCTGACCACTGTCGTCGACGAAGAAAAGCCGCTGCCCCCGCACATTCCGGCGTTCTACGCCGAGGATGCCCGTGTGCGCTTCACATCGATGTGGCACGCGACCCCGAAGAGACCTCAGCTTCGACCATCTCCGGCTGACTACGACCCGCTGGCCCTGCACGCGACGGGCTACCCTCCTCAGGGGGTGATATGGTTCTAGGCATGGAAGAGAGCTCTACACCCAACAGGGACTACGACCCGAAATACTTAGACGGCTTGACGTACGGCGCCTATGATGGCTACTTAGCCCATGAAGCGGGCGCACACCCCTATGACAACCGGGATCCCTCCGTATACGAGCAGCACTACTACCCGGCATGCCGGTCGCTGTGCGGGTTCAACCCTCCTATCCCGTCGCATGATGGGGCCGCCATATCGCGGGGTGAGTTTTCCTATGAGATCGAGGACTTCAGCGTACAGCTGGGAGCGCTGAAGTCGTTGATCGACGCGGCATGGCGCACGGTACCGGGGAACGACGATCCGTTACTGCGCGGCCACCCTTATGCTGTGCGCCACACGGAAGACAGTTGGGTGGAGTTCCGTTTGTCGAACGACTATACGACGACCCCTGTGCGATTGCAGCCCGGGGAAGGTTACGATTTCGCACGCAACCGTAAAATTCCGGCGCACAGCCCACGCCCCGACCGCAACTCCTTTGTGCCGTATACTGAGGTGAAGGCTCTTCTAGCGAAAAGGAAGGAGACGGATGACGCAGGCTGATGTGCAGCGCAACGCCATAGTGGCGTGGATGGCGAAGCATGACGGTGACTTCGGCTACACGAACGACTACCGCCGCAGAGACCCGGAGCGCTACGGCTGGGGGGACTGCAGCTCTACGATAGCGCAGGCCTACCGGCAGTGTGCGGGGATCGAAATCGGCGAGCGGAGTTTCAATATAGCGTCGGACCCCGACGCGTATACTGTGGCGTCGGCGACGAGTTGGCGGGACCTACCCCTCAGCGACCTGAAACCGGCCGACATTATTTGCATGGGCTGGCATTCGGGCGCATTCGCTGGGCGGATAAGCCACGTGGAGCTCTACGCCGGGGGTATGTACACGTGGGGGCACGGAGGCCCGGGCAGAGGCCCGAGGCTGCACTCGCTGTCGGACCGGTCCCTGACGGGTTCGGCGACGATCATAATCGTCAAGCGCTATATTCAAGACAGCAACCAAGATGACAACACCAATAAAGGAGACGAGTTGACACCTGACGAGCACAACATGCTCAGCTGGCTGTACGAGAACATCAAGGTGCCGAGCCAGGGCTTCGGCTACCCCCAGGCGACGCAGAACTCCATTGCGGAGTTGAAGGAGGTGGCGGCCAACCTGACGCAGGCTGTGGAGTCTATGACGGCGACGGTGAACAGGATTGCCACCGACCTGACCGTGCCGGGCTACGGCTTCGGCTACCCGGCGGCCTCCCACGCTGCGCTTGAGGAGACGATCAACAAGCTGAACGATATCCAGAACACGCTCGCGAAGAAAGGGGGCGACGCTAAGTGACGACACAGGAAACGCCCACACCCGCAGGACCCAAGCACCTAGACGCTCCGACGCTGACGGACGAGCAGAAGGCCGCGGCGTTCGCCGCGGCTGCGCACACCGTGGAGACGGGCGGCCTGCCGCAGGGAGACGGCGGCCTGGCGGACCCGAACCGGAAGAACGCCTACCACTTCGACGAGCTCGTGCCGACGCAGATCCAGCACAAGGCACGGTCGATCATTAGGACGTTCGTGGTCAGTCTCGTCGGCGTGCTGGCCGCATGGTGTGCGAAGGTCGGGCTGACGCTGCCTGCTGACCTGGCGGATACGATCACGGCGACCGTGTGGGGGCTAGTGACAGTGTGCGCACAGTGGTTGCTCAACACGAAGCCGGTGGACAGGTTCCTGCACAAGGCGGTTCCGTTCCTGGCGACTACACCTCGCAGTTGACATGTGCTAAGATAGACGAAGCATAAAGAGGCCCCGCTTTCCAGTTGGACGGCGGGGCTCTCCTTTATTCGATTATCGCTTTAGCAGATCCACATGCGCCCGAACTTATGACAGGTTCCGTACCACCCGGCGAACATCCGTCCGATCAGGCTCCATGAAAACATGTTTTCTCCTCTCTGTTGAGTTACTGTGCGCAACCAGTGTACACGCTGAACGAGCCGTTGTCAAGCCGCGATGAGGTTGAGCTGGTGCTGGGTCCATGCGAAGGCGGCGAGGGCGGAGATCGCGCCGAGGGATGTGAAGGCGAGGGAGACCCAGAAGACGACGGCGCCGGCTTTGGGGAAGCCGCACCATGTGACGATGTAGGCGACGAGGGTCCAGAACCCCTGTGCGACGAGGAATGCGACGGGGACGGCGATGAAGTAAAGAAGCATGCGAAGTCCTTTCTCTAGTCGGGCAGTGCTATAACTCGACTGTACTCGCTCCCGGAGCACTAGTCAAGTTTGCGTAACCCAGCTCGCCCTGCTAGAGTCCTCATATCAGCCAATACGCCGCATACGAGAGGAGAGACACGATGTTTCACGTGCATTTCATCTGGGCGCAGTCCACGTCAGGGATTATAGGGGTCAACGGGAAGCTGCCGTGGCACGACCGAGGGGACCTACGGCATTTCAAGGACATGACTGCCGGTAAGACCGTGGTGATGGGCCGGAAGACCAGACAATCCCTGCCGCAACGCAACAAGAAGCTTCCTAACAGGACGAACATCGTGTTGAGTCGGACGATGAAGTCGACCAAAGCGATTAAGGCCGTGGCGAGCCCGTACGCGGCTATAGAGCAGACCCTCGCAGAGGGTCGGGATGAAGCGTGGGTGATCGGCGGGCACGAGACGTTCCAGGCGTTCATTACAGCCCATGACCTGGACAGGTTGCCGTTCAGACTGGACGCTTACGTGTCCGTTCTGGCGGTGGACGACGAGATCCAGCCGATCACCGCACAGGACAGTATCATATGGGCGCCTACGCTGGACGACCGCTGGGTGTTGCTATACGACCATATGGCGGGGCCTAGACGCCGCCTGCAGAAGTATGTTAAGGTGTTCAGGTAAGCTCCTTTCTCTCTGGACCCCGTCGGGTGAGCGCTATGCCCCGGCGGGGTCTGCTGTGCGCGTGGTAACATTCCTCTTAAGCCTGATTAGAGAGGGAGTTTCATGAGAATCGACGTTCAAACGAGCCGCTTAGCCACTGATAACGGGTCGATTGCGACACTCAGCGGCACGCTGCCCAACCTCGACCTGGACATTGCGCTGGCTAAGGGCGTGAAATCCGTATACCTGACGGTGTTCGCCAATACAGCAGAGACGAAGATCACGTCGCTGAGCACCGAAGGCGGCACGTTCTGCGTGACGGTATACACCATGGCTGAGCGGCCGACCGTGAAGGTGTGCAACCCGCTTGAGGCGCCGGTGGTGATCCGGTACAGGGGGCTGTGATGGCCGCACCTAAGAAAACGACGAAAAAGAAGCCGGCTCAAACCAAGACCGTGGCCAAAGAGCTGGTGAAGAACGACCGGGACCGCTTCGCGATCCAGAAGTCGACCGGTGAACTGGCGATGGACGACAGGCGGCTACTCACCCTCGCACAGGCGGGGGCCAGCCCCGCCGAGATGTCCGAAGAGCTCGGCCTTCCGGCGGAGACGTGCCTTGCCCGCGTGCGCTCCCTGCTGAAGCGCAACGATGTATGGACGAACCTCGAACGCCAACAGATGCTAATCGCCGACATGTACGACTTGAAGACCCGGGCCTTCAACTTCCTGGAGAAGTGCTTCGAGTCGGACGAGATAGCCGCCCGGCACATCGAGGCCGTCAACAGCGTGCTCAAGCAGCTCGGCGACCGCTTGGACAAGGTGAAGGAGTACAACGACGAGGAAGAGGCCAGGGTTACGAAGCAGCAGACCCGACTGATCCTCGACCTGGTGGAGGACGCGTGGGAGCGTGTGCGGGTTCATATATCCAGCGCGTATTCGAACGGCCAGCTGCTTGACCCGGAGGCGATGGACGAAGTGTTCTATCAGGCGTTGAAGGAGGCCCATGCTGATCAAAGCTAGCGCGATCGATAGCGCTATCGCCACCGTCAAGGCGCACAGGAGGCAGGACAGCTTCAAGTCGGACCCCGTGGGCTGGGCTCAGTACATGTTGGGCACGGACGAGGGGACCCTGTGGAGTAAACAGCGGGAGATCGCCCGGGCCGTAGTGGAGAACAACTCAACGGCCGTAAAGGCAGGCCACGGGGTGGGCAAGTCCCGGCTTATGGCCGTTCTCATATGCTGGTGGGTCGATACCCGCTACCCCCACTGCTACGTGATATCCACGGCGCCGTCGATGGCGCAGGTGCAGGACGTGCTGTGGCGCGAAGTGATGCAGCTGAAGGACATCGTGGAGAGACGCTTCGAGGAGGGACTCGTCGACCATAAACTCCCGGGGCGCATTACGATGGACGTGCAGTGGAAGGACGACGTGACGAAGCTCCCGCTGGGCCGCGGCAGGAAGCCGCCGGACAACCTGGGCGGCAACTCCTTCCAGGGCATCCACGGCGACGTGTTGGCGATCGGCGACGAGGCCTGCGGGCTCTCAGGCGAGTTAATCGATGCCCTGGCGAACATCACGACGAACGAGGCGTCTCGGCGTGTGCTGATCGCGAACCCCACGGACCCGATGAGCTACCTGGGGAAGATCTTCAAAGAGGAGATGGAGAACTGGAAGCGCATGTCCATCTCGGTCCTGGAGAGTCCGAACTTCACAGGCGAGCCCATGCCTCCCAATGTGCTGCAGAAGCTCACCGGGCCTTCCTATGTGGAGCAGAAGAAGCAGGAGTACGGTGAGGACAGCGCGAGGTTCAAGGCTCGTGTGCTGGGCGAGTTCGCGTTCGACATCGAGGATTCGTTGATTCTGCCAGGAGATGTTGAGACGGCCTGCTTGACGGAGAGAGAGCAGATCGGCCGGCCGGTGCTCGGCGTCGACGTAGCGCGCTTCGGCGCGGACCGCTCGGTGGTGTACCTGTGCGTCAACGGGGTTGTGCGCTTCGTGGACTCATGGGCGAAGACGGACCTGGTGCACAGCGCACAGCGGGTGCATGACCTGGCTCTCCGGGAAGGCGCTCACGCTGTGGCGATCGACTGCGATGGGATCGGCGGCGGGATGTTCGACATCCTCAACTCATACGCCAACCGCACATACGACATTCTGGCTGTGCGGGGTTCCATGTCGAGTCCCGACAGGGGCAGGTGGCACAACTACCGGTCCTACATATGGGACTCCTTCAGATACCGGTGTCGCACAGGGGAACTGGACCTAGACCCGTTGGACATCGACTTGCACGATGAGCTTCTATCCGTCGGCTACTCGTATAACACGATGTCCGGGGGGCTCGTCCTGGACTCGAAGGACAAGCTGAAGAAGGACGTCGGCAAGTCGCCTGACTTGGCAGACGCCGCAGTGTACGCTGCTATAACGGACCAGAACATACGGGACGCCGTCCAACAAGAGACCGTGTTCTCTGACGCGGGGGACATGATGGACGGCGACGAGGACGACTACCTACACGAAATGGGGGAGACTTTTGGATTCCAACGCATACTCGTTTAGCGACGAGGGTATCGCGTTCATCAACGAGGCGCAGAGGTCCTACCTCCTGGACGAGGGCGCCAACTGGGTCAGCTACGCCGACGACAAGGGGCTGACGCTGGCTTTCATCCACGAGGTTGTGCGAGGTCTTCGGGACATGGCCAGGGACCACCCGCTGCATAAGCGCGGCGCACAGCTGAGAACGAGTTACATCTTCGGGGACGATCTGGTGTTCAGCGACACCTCTGCGAAGCTTGACAAGTTCATCAAGTCGGAGTCGGCGCAGAGGACGCTGTTCTCCGCTTCGGCGATGGAGAGCCTGAACTTGGAAAGGTTCTGCGCGGGGAACGTGTTCCTGTTCCGTGAGGTGCATACCGACAAGCTGACGCTGGTGCCCGTGGAGGAGATCGAGGAGATCGTCCGAGACTCGTTCGATTCGTCCGTCGTGAAGTACGTGCGTCGCACATGGACCCCGGACGGGCAGAACACGATCAGTCAGTGGTTCCCGACAGCCGAGTATAGACGGAGCGTACAGCGATTGAGGAAGCCGCCGAACACAGCCTACGAAGTGAACGGCAACTACGTCGTGTACATCCTGTCGTCCGGACGGCACGCGGGGCACGCGTTCGGTGCGCCGGATTCTCTGGCTGCAGCACTGTGGAGCGTCGCCTACTCGGGCTACCTGCGCGACAGCGCTAGGCTGTCTAAGGCGTTGTCGAAGATCGCGTGGGCTATCGTCAACAGCAACAACCAGGGCAAGCGCCAGTCGGCTGTAGAGATATCGAACCGCGGCGACGTGGTGGGAGCCACCGCTAGCCTGGGCCCGAACCAGTCCCTAGCGGGTGTTGGGGTCCCGAGCGCACAGGTCAACTACGGGAACGGCCAGCCCTTGGCGGCGCTGGTTGCAGCGAGCTTCGGCATCCCGGTCATCGCGCTGTTGTCGTCCCCGGGTGCGACGGGCGGTTCCTACGGCGCTGCGACGACGCTGGACAGGCCGACGATCAACGGCTTCAAGCTGGAGCAGCGCAAATGGCGGGATTTCTTCAAGCAGGTGATGATGGACGTTGACCCGTCGGTGAAGGACGTAGACATCAAGTTCCCGTCGATTGAGCAGGATCCTACCTATCGGGCTTTGCAGTCGCTTGCTACGTCTATGTCGACGGGAGCCATCCACCAGGACGAGTATCGTCAGGCGGTGCTCAATTTGCTCGCTGTGCCCGATATCCACGGCGACGAGCTTCCGGAGCCGAACGATTTTCTGAAGAGTGGTAATGTGTCTGGTGGAGACGACGGCGATGCTGTGCGCGACCCTGTGGCACGCCAAGGCAATCAGGGCGCCGTCCCCGGCGGTTTCAACCAAGGAGACACCGAAGATGAAGATCAGTGAGAGTACGAACACCAACGTCTTGAAACCCGTTAAGGGCACACGCAAGTGGCTTGTGCGACTCATAACCGAGGGTCAGGGCTCGACCGGCGTCTATACGAAGGAAGCGTTGCAGGGTAGTTTCGCCGAGGCGTTCCCCGTCGGGACGCACATGTACATCGACCATGCTACCGAGACTGAGACCGATGAGCGCCCCGAGGGGACGTTGACGAAGCTAGCGGCCGTGATCGCCGAGACACCCCACTGGCAGGATGCGCCGGAGCCCGGGATGTACGCTACGATCGAAGTGGTCGAGCAGTGGGCGCCATTCATCGAGCAGGTGTCGGATATCATCGGCGTGTCGATTCACTGCGGTGCGACGCTGGTGCAGGATGACGACCTCGTGACGGCAGGTGAGCCTTCGCCGCCTGTGATAGAGTCTTTCATACCGTCGCCCGTTAATTCCGTGGATTTCGTCACAGTTCCGGGTGCCGGCGGGCGCCTCGTCGAGGCTCTGGAATCGTTCAAAAACGGAAATGCTATTATGGACGGTAGCAACAAACACAATTCCGAAAGGAAGAGAATGGACACTGAGTTCAAGGAGGCCCTGGAGGCCCTGGACACTAAACTCTCCGCTCTCGTCGAAGCTCTCGCCGATAAGGCCAAGAAGAAGGACGAAGAGGACGAAGAGGACGCCAAGAAGGCCAAGGAGGAAGAGGAGGATAAGGCCAAGAAGGCTAAGGAGGCCATCCTTGCTCTCACCGACTCCGACCTTCCCGAGGTTTCCCGTGTGAGGGTTGCCGAGGCTATCGCCCGCGGCTATGACGCGAAGGCGATCCTGGACCGCGAGACCAAGCTCGTCGAGTCCATCCGCGAGAGCCTGTCGGGCGGCTTCGCCCCCGAGCATGTGCCTTCCGGTAAGGGCGCCGACGACTTCGAAGCCGAATTCGCCAAGCTGACCTGGTAAGGAGACTACCGCATGGCACAGAATCACGTCAAGGGCGGGGACACCTACGAAGTCCAGGTTGACGCCGCCGTCAAGTCGGGCGACGTCGTCGCCGTCGGCAAGGTCGGGGCCGTCGCCCTCACCTCCGCCACACCCAAAGACGACAACAACTTCTATTCGACGCTCGCCTTCGAAGGCATCGCGCACCTCGGGCTGGACGGATCCGTCAAGGTCGGGGATATCGTGACGATCGACGGCGCCACCGAGTCCGGCAAGGCCGCCAAGCCTGAGATCGCGGCCGACCCGAAGGGCAAGATCGTCGTCGGCTTCGTGCTCAACCCGCTGTCGAGCGCATCGACCAAGTACGCCGTCAAGCTGACCCAGGCTTGGCTCTAAGGAGGATATCTACATGGCGATCAACAAGAGGGAAGCCTACAAAGCGGGTATCCTGCTGCACAGGGCTCTCCACGCGGACGACATCCGTGTGCGCAATTCGGCTCGTAAGGACCTGAGCGAGGCCATCACCACGTCGGACCTTCCGGTCAACCTCGGCCCCACCATGAACAAGATCATGCAGGGTGAGTACCAGCAGGTTCCGTCCAACTGGCGCGAGTGGGCCGACACCCTCGAAACCCCCGATTTCGAGACCGTGCCTTACTTCAGCTTCGACTTCACCGACGACAACGTACCGGTTCGTAAAGAAGGCAAGGGCTACGTCGCACAGGGGCTACCCGCAGTCGGCGAGCTCGGCGAATACCCGATCCTCGGCCTAAAGGCAGAGCAGTTCAAGCTGAAGCTGGCCAAGGCCGGTGTGCAGATTCCTCTCTCCTGGGAGACCCTGAAGCGCTACGGAGCCGACTGGAACCTGATCCCCAGGATCACGAAGGAACTCGGCCGGCGCGCTGCCAATCAGGAGTCCATCGAGGCGGCCCTGCAGCTCGTCCAGCCGACGGGCCTCAACACGACCAACTTCAAGGCTGCTAACAAGAACGTTCTGGCCGGCAACCCCGAGCTGAGCATCGAAGCGCTGGAGAAGGCGTTCGCACAGCTGGCAGTCACCAAGTACAACGGCAAGCGGATCATCATGCCGACGAAGTTCAACCTGATCGTGCCTCCGGCTCTGGCGAGCCGCGCAGAGCAGATCATGAAGGTCGTCGAGATCCGCCGCCAGAACGGCACCGAGACCCAGGTGATGGGCAACACGGTGTCCGGGAAGGTCGCGAACGTATACGAGGTCCCCGAGCTTGCGCTCATCGCCGGCGATTACGCCGACAAGTGCTGGTTCCTCCTGCCCCCGAAGGGCACGATGCCTCGCAAGAACATCGTCAACGTGTTCCTGGAGGGAGAGACAGGGCCGAAGATCTTCGTCGAGAAGACCACGAACAGCTCCGAACTGGAGGGCTCGTTCGAAAACGACGCCTACCGGACGAAGATCCGCCACCTCGTCAAGTCCGCTTTCATCGCTCCGGAGGGCACTCTGGCCTCCAGCGGTGCGGGCGCCTGATAACGATACCCGACAAGGATGGAAACCCCGCCCTCACAAGGGGCGGGGTTTCCTGCAGTGGAAAGGAGCCGACGTGGCGAAGATAACCGTGGAGGAGTTGAAGCTGTTCCTGCCCTGTATCGACCTGGACGCTAAGTTGCTCGAACGGCTGTGCGCACTGTACACGAATGTGTTCAAGGCTGCGGCTGCCGCTTTGCGCGCCTACGCGGCGAAGCTCGTGTCGGAGGGCGGGGTCGAGAACGTCAAAGCGGACGACTTCACGCTGTCTGGCGGGGACAAGAACATTGAGGCCCTGCTCGCCCTGGCTGATAAATTCGACGCACAGGGGGATGCGCTGGAGAACGGCGAGGGGCTCGTGCTCATCCCGATGAGGGGTGACGACGTGTTCGAGAGAGCGAGGGAGTTCCTTGGCCGGTATCTCTGAGGGCCGCTTGGCCATGGCGGCTAAACGCGTCGAACGCTATATGGTCGATGAGGTGACTATCTACGATGGCAAGAACATCAAATACGACGCTAAGACTGACAGCTATGATTATGGCTCAGTCGTATATTCTGGGAAAGCGCGTATACAGCCGATACGCCAACCTGAGGTAGCGAACGACCAGATCGCGCCCCAGACGACTAACCGTGTGCGGGTACAGCTTCCTCGGTCGACGATGTCGCTGAACATCCCGATGGCGGCACGTATCAAAGTCGTAAAGACCCAAGATACCCCGCACATGGCCGGCTACCTGATGACGGTGTCGGCTGTGATCGATGCATCTCAGTCGTTCGAGCGAACGATCATCTGCAACACGCCGATGAACAAAGCGGAGGTGTAGCGCACATGAAAATCCGCACAAAAATCGGAGCCAACAAGTTCACGAAGTATGCCAAACGCATTCAGGACTTCAGGGAATACGATCTGTTCGCCAACGTCATCGACAAGATCTCCGAGGAGATCCCGCCGGCTTTGCAGGAGACGATCGAGAAGACCCCGTCCGCTCTTGTGCCCGGGAAGATCGGTCGTATCTGGACGGGGCACATGCACGACAGCGTAAGCGTCATCGTCCCGGACAACGTCACCGTCGAGTACGGGTGGATCGAGGGCTCCAACAAGTTCGACGGCGGTTGGGACCACGACTACATCCTCGGTCAGGAGTACGGCGATGATAGAGTGTGGGGCATGAAAGCCTTGGAGAAGGTGGAGAAGCAGGTGAAGCTCGCCGAGAAGACCAGTAAAGAGGTCTACACGGAGACTAGCCGCATCTGGAAGTGGGGCAGGTGACGAATGGCCAAATACATCGACGACATTATGGCGAAGATCCGCGAGCTCTCCGGGGTGCCGCCCCAGAGGGTTGTCGAGGAGGTGGCGCTGCCGGACTTCGACGAAGGCCAGAAGATGCCGTATATCGCCGTCGTGTTCGGCACGCCCGGGCATATCAGCCAGGCGACGAGCATCGTCTCTCAGCTCAACGACGGCTACCGAGTGTTCTTCTTGTGCCATGTGCGAGCCCTCACCGCACAGCATGCACGGGAAATAGGAGAGAGGATCCTATGGGGCCTGGTCGGTTTCGAGCCTGACAACAGTGGGGGCATCACTGTGCACGGTGGACAAGGCTTGAACTATGCCGGGACGAACCACAAAGTGGTGCAGTGCGGCTACGAGCTGTACTGCTCCTTCATCACGAACCTCAAAAACCGCATTTGATAGGATGGTGCATATGGGCCTCTACAAAGACATGAACACCGGGGACATCGGAACGTACCCGGATGACTTCGCTCAGTTCTTCGGAACGTTGGTGCCGATAACCGAGGAAGAGCCTTGTAGCGACTGTTTCATTGACAACGACAACGAGAAAAGGGGGAAGCACAGTGGCTAATGAAGTTCGTATGCTTCGCGGCAACGTGACTATTCTCTTCGCCGCTCCTGAAGCTTTCGCTGACTGGCAGCATCCTACGGCGGCGGAACTCAACGCACAGTTCAGTGCGACCGACAACCCGCGCAACCTGGTGTTCAATGTGTCGTGTGCGATCCTAGACGGCTATTCGCTCGGCGAAACCGACCCCGACACGGACAACACTCGAACGATCTGCGACATCTCCGAGGTGGAGAACCCAACCCTCGCCAAGTACGAGGGCAAGTTCACTGCGCTCCGAGACGAGAGCGTGGACGACCAGGGCGTGTTCAACATGATCCGCGATATCACGATGAAGCCCGATATCACTCTGTTCATCGTGGAGCGCATCGGTAAGCGTCCGAACAAGCCGTTCGAGGTCGGGGATGTGTTCAGCATCTACCGCTTCCAGACCGACTACCCGGTCGACGGGTACGAGTCGAACGGCTTCATCAAGTACGAGCCGAACTTCCTTCAGAACGGCGCGTTCGTCCTCAACGAGAAGGTGGCCGCATAATGGATAAGAAAGTACTCTCCAACGAACACGTCAACGTCTGGGTTCTTCCCAAGGCGTCCGTGAAGGATATCAACGCTATCACCGTGGAGGAAATGAACTCTGCGGTGGCTATCGGTGACGCGATCAACTGGGACGACACGACGATCCCCGCCGCGAAGGCGTCGAAGGAACAGTCGTCCCTGTCTCTGCTCGACGCTGCCGGGTCTTCGTCCCGTGGCGCCGCACAGTACGAGGGCTCCCTCACCATGTACTACCCGACGAACCCCGACGATGCGAACTCGATCTACGCCAAGGCGTGGAACATGTTCAAGAAGACCCGCGTCGACCTCGTTCTGGTTGTGCGCGGTGTCCTGAAGGGCCGTGAGCCCATCGCTGCCGGTCAGTGGTACTGCGCGTTCCTCATGATCGAGTCCACGTACAAGAACACGCTGGAGGGCGACAATCCGACCCGTTACACGGTGTCGTTCCTGCAGCAGGGCCAGCTGGCAGTCAATGGCGTCTTCAAGGACAGTACGACGGCGATCACCGACGCGGAAAACCTTACGGTGTCCCTCAACGAGCACCGGCCGATCCTGCCGAAGATCCACGGCCATGTGGCTCGCTCTGTGTGCTCTTACCTGTCGAAGGACACCTCGACTGTGTCGGTCAGCCCGCTCGGTGTGGTGACCGGCCTGAAGGCAGGCAGCGCAGATGTCATCGTCAGCCACCCCGCCTGTGCGAATGTGACCGTCAAGGTAACAGTGGCGTAACACGCACACCTCCGATCCGAATAGCACAGGGCGTCTCCTCTCCGCCCTGTGCTATTCTTGTTTACGACGTTACCCCAACGCCTAACAGAGAGGATTTCAAATATGGACATTTTCGAGGTGCTGTCTCGATCCAAGGCGCCGAAGGCTGAGAAGGTCGTGTACCTTGACGCCGAGGCGGTGCAGGACGTCGAGAGGCTCATCAAAGAGCAAGCCGACGCTGACGTGATCAAGGAAGCGGTGAAGAGACGGGACGCCTCCAAGCTGACGTTCCACCTCCAGTCGGTGACAGCCGATGTGCGCGAAGAGCTGATGATCGGCATCGAGAGCGCGGACAAGACGAAGAACAAGACGAAGCGTGTGTCGGAGGCCTACCTGGCTCTCCTGTCGAAGACGCTGTACAAGATCGAAGACGCCGAAGGCAACGTGGATGAAAGGAAATTCAACTCCGAAGAGATCCGTAAGATCCTGAACGCTCTGCCCGGCGAACAATATCTGGGCCTGCTCGTGGCGGCGATGAACCTCCTCGGGGCTTCCGCCGACTACGACAATGCGGTGACGGTGGATTTCTGATAGACGCCCTCCAAGATAAAGGGGGGAGCGGCGCTCTATCGATGGTTAGGACGGCGGTGGACCTGCACATGAGGCCCACCGCCGTTATCTATAACCAGCCCGACCCTTTCGGGCATTGGACGGAACTGGACTATAAGCTTGTGTTGGCTTACAAGACGGTTAAGGACGAGACGTGTCAAAAGTGCGGTAATCCTATCTGGCTGTGCCATTCGACTGACCCTGATATAGCATGGCGCGCAGAAGATAGAACATGCTATGCTACTAAAGCAAGGATGATGCATGATTGGGTCAGCACACACCGCGCCACCGATCCGCCCCCCTACGAGGACAAGCAGAAATGGGGCAAGGACACTGTGATGACACCGTACATGCCCGACTACGCGGAGCGAGACCTGCCCACGAGGATGGACTACTACAACAGGAGTGAGTGATGCCTGATATCAAGCAGACTATTGAGTTCAACGTACAGGGTACGTCCGAACTCCATGAGGCTGCGGAATCCATCAACACTATCGCACAAGCCCTCGACAATATCAAGGGCAAGGTAGTTGGCGCCGACATCGGCAAAGGCCTGGACGGAGCCGGTCGAGGCGGCCGAGAAGCCGGGGAGGGCTTCGACAGGGCCGGCCGGGCCGCGGAGGAGGCGAAGTCGCGCATATCCAACATGCGCTACGCCCTCTACGACGTGGCCGCCGTTATGCAGAACATCTCGAAGGCGACGATCGGCGCGTTCACTACCGTCGTCAAAGAGTCGATGGACTACGAGTCGGCCTTCGCACAGGTGAAGCGGACTAACGACATCGCCGGAAAATCCGCAGACGAACTACGCGGCAAACTCGAACAGATGGCCGCCTCGGTGACGACTACGAACTTCAAGGACCTGTCGAACATCGCCGCCCTCGGCGGACAGCTCGGCGTCGCCAAAGAGTCCATAACCGACTTCACCGAGACGGTCGCAAAGCTGTCGGCCACCACCGACCTGTCGCTCGACAAGTCCGGCGAGACGATCGCACGTTTCCAGACGATCATGGGTACAACCGGCCAGAACTTTGACAACATCGCATCTTCGATCTTGAAGGTCGGCGTCAACTCTGCTGCCACCGAGTCGCAGATCGCCAACACATCGACGCAGATCTCCGCTATGGGCAAATTCGCCGGCATGACCGAATACCAAGTGGTCGGCCTGTCCGGCGCTCTGGCGTCGATCGGCGTCGCGCCCGAGCTCTCCCGAGGCGTCATCACGCGTATGTTCACCCAGATGCAGAAGGCCATCCGGGGCGGCGGCGACGAACTCAACCTGTTCGCGCGCGTGGCGGGGGTCTCCGCACAGGAAGTCCAGTCCGCGTGGGGGACGTCTAAGTTCAGCGACATCTTCGTGAAGTTCATCGCTGGACTCAAGAACCAGGGCCAGGGCGCCATAGGCGTGCTCAAAGACCTGGGCATCAAGGCGTCCCGCGACGTCCCGACGATCCTCCGTCTAGCCGAGGCGCACAAGACACTCGAACAGACGATGAAGGACGCCGAGTCCGGCTACAACGACTCGAAGACGCTCAACGACCAGTACCAGCAGATCGCGTCCACAACAGCCGGCAAGCTGGAGATGCTGAAGAACTCCTGGGCGAACCTGAAGGCGGAGATCGGCCGGTCCTCCAATTCGGGGATCGGCGACATGCTCGGATCCCTCACCGGACTGGTGACGGTCCTGACGAACCTCGTGCAGAACCCCGCGGCGCAGTGGGTTGCCAAGCTGGCCGGCGCCTTCCTGACGGCCGGCGGCATCATGGCCGGCTACTACGCCAAGCAGGCCCTTGTGCTTGGCGGAGCCTACGCGTTGACGACGGCGCAGAGGTCGATGGGAATTGCGATGCAGCATCCCATCACGTCTATCCGCTCGCTCTTGTCGGCCCTCGCGGAGACGGTTAAACTCTACAAGCTCTCGACGGTCTCCGTCAACGAACAGACTGGTGCCCTCTACAAGAACGCCGGCGCCGCTCGGGGCGCAGCAGGCGCACAGCGGGCAGCCGGTCAGGCAGCCGCCTCGCAGTCCGCAGCCGGGGCTGCTGCAGGCGGGGCGGGGCAGGCCTCCAGTGCGATGGGCACAGCCGCCAAGGCCACCTCGGGGCTCATGGGCGCCCTCAAGGGCCTCGCCGCAGGTGCCGGCATATCATTATTCTTCACGGGCCTAGCGAAGGTCACAGAGTCCTGGACGAAGAGATCCGAGGCCGCTAGGGCCGAGGCCAAGGCGCTCCAGCAGGCCCAGGCCGACCTCGCGCAATCCGTGATGCAGGACACGAAGGCCTTCGAGGAAGGCGGGAGCGCGGCCTATGTGTTCGCGAAGGCCACCAACAAGGCCGGCGAGTCCGTATCCTCGCAGCTGTTCTCCACGTCGGATGCCAACGCACAGACGAAGGCCCTCGCACAAGCACAGGATCTCCTCGCACAGAAGACCGGCCAGTCGACCGACGAGATCACGAAGCAGACCTACGCGATCGGCGAGAACTCGCTGAAGAAAATGGCCGAGCAGATCGCCGGAAACACGGGCTTCAAGCAGTTCGGCGATGAGCAGCTGTCGATGCTGCGCCAGATGGGTTTCTCCGTGCAGGAGTACTCGAAGCTGGTCACGCAGGGCAACTCGGAGATGACCGACTCGCAGAAGAAGCTCGTCGAGTACTACCGCAACAACGGCTTCAGTTTCCTAGCCGATGAGATCGAGCGCAGCACTCAGAAGTCGAGCCAGTACATCGACTCATTCAAGAACAAGATCCAGGAGATGGTGGCATCCGGCAAGATCTCCTGGTTCGACGGCGAGAAGATCCTCGACACGCTGAAGAAGATCGACGACAACGCACACCAGACTTTCGACGGTGTGCGCAACGAGTCCGATCTGGCGGCGCAGACCATGAAGGGTCTGAAAGGCGACACGGCCGACGCCGCGGACGAGATGGACAACATGGGCGAGAAGGCCGACAAAGCGGCCAAGGAGCTCAAGAAGGTCGTCGACTCCGCACTGTCCGGGGATGAGGCATTCGTCAACCTCGAAGACGCCGTAGCCAATCTGGGCGAGAGCTTGTACAAGAACGGCATGAACTTCGACGAGTTCTCGGAAGCTGGCAGGTCCAACCTGAAGGCGCTCTATGCTGTTGTGCGACAGGCCGCTGAAGCGTCCGGCGGAGACGCCGGAGTGATGAATGCGTACATCCAGCAGATTATGCAGCTGCTGCGCAGCCACGGAGTCGGCTCCGTCCAAGTTCTGGAGAGGGTCGAGCAGCGCCTGCACGCCGTCGCCAACAAGGCCACCCAGTCGGCCAACCAGATAACGAAGGCCGCGGCCCTCGCACAGAAGGCAGGCCAGGCGATCGGCATGATCGCAGCTAGCATCGCCACCGGGAAGGACTTTTCGAAGGAGGCCTCGGCTTCGCTGCAGGGCCTCGGGAAGTCCTCCACGGCCGCTCTGCCGTCCATCAAGGACCTGGGTAAGGCCCTCGACCAGGGCTTCGCGAGGGGCGCTAGGAACGCCGCCAAGCACGCCAAGAAAGCTCGGCACAGGACGAGGAAGCTCGGGGACCGTGCGAAGAAGGCGGGCAAGAAGATCAAGGAGGCGGCGAAGGAGATCAAGACTTTCACCGACTACATCAGCGAACTGTCCTCCGTGGCGAATGCGGCCTTCAACTTCAGGTGGGAGTTCCCCAAGTCGTTGGACGAGACGGCGAAGTCGTTCAAGACGATCAAGTCGTACTTCGAGAATGCGGCGAAGGACGCGCAGTCGGCGAATAAGGAGATCGGCGACGCCAACAAGTCGATCGAGGAAACGCGCAACAAGATCGCCGAGCTGGATGCCGAGCTGTCGAAACTGCAGTCGGACCGAAACAAGTTGACTTTTCAACTGAAGGTGGCCGTCGACTACGGCGATACGCTGCGGGCCGACGACATCCGCGCCGAGCTGCAGAAGAACGCCGTCGCACAGCAGAAGAACCGCACGGATCGGAAGAACGCCGAGGGTGATCAGGCCGGCAATTACCAGAAATTGTACGAGGCTATGCAGAAGCTCTCGGACGCACAGCAGAAGGCGCGGCGCGACTTGGCGGGATTCTCGGACGCCGCTAGGGAACAGCGTGGTAACGTGCTGTCCCTTGTCGAGGCTTACCAGAAGCAGGTGCTCGCATACGCCAACACGGGCGCCAGCCAGCAGCAAGTGCTCGCCTACGCCTCTGCCTTGCGTGCGGAGTTCATCAACAATATGACGTCGATGGGTTATTCCCGTGCGGAGACCGAGAGGTATGCAGCAACGTTCACAGACCTGTCTAAGGTGATCAACGGCGTCCCGAGGAACTTCACGGTGGGCGTGAACGCAGACCCGGCGCTGCGAGCCTTATCCGACCTGGAGGCGAAGAACCGCAAGTCGCAGCACTCGATGGATGACAACCGCGATGCCGCAGACAAGCTCGGCAACTCGCTGAACAACACGGGTGGAGATGCAGCCGGCCTTGGAGGAGCCCTCGGCGGAGGCGGTGTCGGAGGGGCTGCCGAGCAAGCAGCTGTGACATTCCAACAGCTCGGGCAGATCACGGGCAACATCGGCGCGGAGATGTGGAAGGCCGCGGGCTCGGCCAACACAGCCGCACACGGGCTGGGCAACATGGGTAATCAGGCTCACGGCTCCGCATACTCGATGGACGTGGCCGGGAACAAGGCCGGTTGGATGTCCTATGCGATCAACGGCATCCGTGAGGCCGGCTACGGGGCGTTCAGCAATATCATCAGCAGCGCACAGCAGGCAGGGTTCTCGTTCAACCAGGCAGCCACGGACGCCATCAACCTGTGTAATCGTGTGCGGGATCTGCGAAGCCTGTCGGTCGGGCAGTTCATGTTCGGTTTCAATCAGGCGTGGGGCTTCTCGACGGGCGGCAAGGTCGGCGGATCATCTTACAGCGGCGGCAAGCAGTCCACGGACACCGTTCCGGCCATGTTGACGCCCGGCGAGTTCGTCATCAACAGGCAGGCCGCGCAGACCGTCGGCTACGGCTTCCTGGAGGCCGTCAACTCCGGCCGCGCCGCTGCCTCGGGGGCTTCGGCCGCGTCGTCCGGCGGTGCAGGCGGGGGCTTTAGTGGAGGCCCGATCCTCGTCGAGCTGTCCGGCACGGACAGGCACATTCTGGTGAGCGCGGTCAACAAGCCGACGGTGATAGACGGCAATGCTATAGTGGGGATGGTCAACGGCTCTAACGCCATGGCATCGAGGAGAGGAGCATAGGAATGCCTAAACGACCCAAAGTGTGGTTCGGCACACTGAACGACATGCGTTGGATAGATGCCCCCGTGGCTAACTTCCAAAGCAATAACACGGGATTCAACTACAGCGCCACGACGCTTAGAGGCGACGGCTTTGCCAAACGGTCCGCGTTGACGCACCGGGAGTTCACGCTCACCTGGGCGGCCAACACGGTGGCCGAGCACGCAGCCCTGCTGTACCTGCTGTCCACGAATGAGTTGCTCTACTACGTGGACCCGCTGGCTATGAAGACGAACCTCCTGCCGCTGTTCATGTCTCACTACACACCTAACGCTACGGTTTTCACGGATGATATCCCACACGTCGCTACGCCCGGCACATACAACGGAGCTCCGGCGATGTCGTGGAATCCGGCGTGGATCTGGCAGATCGGTCAGAAGATCCACTGGCCGGAGGGCTACAAGCTATGGGCTGGGTGCCGCGGGGATGGGACGATCCAGATAAACGACACGGCTGTGACGGCGGTCAGTGAATTCGACGGCCGGTACGTGACGACGCAGATCCCGACGAACAACGTCAGCAACCCGTGGGGCGAGGTCCAGATGTTGGCGAGCTCTCGGATTTCGAGTATCTGTGTGCGAGCCTACCCTGAGACGCAGGTGAAGACGATCAGCGATGTGCCGAACAACTACGGGCCGTTCCTGCCCGGCATGGGGTACGGGGCGCTGCAGCAGAAGGAGCCGTATTCGATACAGGAGTACAGCGCGGCCATCGACGGCTATGAGGTAGCCGTGACTGCGACATTCGTTGAGAAGGTGTTGCTGTGAGCATCGCGCCCGAGCCTTTCGAATACAGGACGGACCGCTCGCTGGAGTCGTTCTCCGCGCAGTGGGATCGCATGTCGTACAGCGTACCGGGGGGCACTAAGGGCTACCCTGTGATGACGTTGACGGACCGATTCTTCAAGCCTGCGGATGTGTCGACGACGTGGACGAACAAGCACCCTGTGTCGGGCGTGTACGAGTTCCGGGGAGATGTGCGAACGTTCACGTCCAACTATTCGACGAACACCGTGACCGTCGATGACCTGTGCTATAAGCTCAAGCAGGTAAAAGTCGTCCCCACGCAGTACAATAACTTCCGTAATGTGGTCGTCGAACTGTTCAAACTGTGCGATTATGACAAGGTGTATGTAGACGGCTTCATCAAGTCTGACCAATACAACCCGATCATCATGGCGCCGGGCGGGTCATTCAACGTGTGGGATTACTTGAACACCTTGTGTGCTGTACACAACGTGTACATGCTTCGCCAGAACTCGAACCTGCTGTTCCTTCGTGACAATAACTTCCTGAAGGAGCGCATGAACAATGTGACAGGCATGAGTTACAGCGTAGATCTCGCACAGTCCACTAAGACGGTGAAGACAACGTATAGACCCATGCGTTACGCCTACAACGAATACTTGCCATTGAGTAAGGAAGCGAAGGATACGATCATCCAAGTGGACGCCCGGAAGACCGTGGAGCAAACGATCACGCTCGACGCCTACGTGATCGAGGCCATGACGCCATGGGTGACCCAGTGCAAAGACTACATTCCGGCGAAGGACACGTCCGGCCTGGAGTACACGGCGTACTGTGTTGCCGGCAACGACGGGCTCCCTATCACGGCGTCCCAGTGGCTAGGGCAGGGTGGTAGCCTGTCTGTGCGCCTCGACCCGAAGAACCACAACCAAATCATCGTGACTGTGCGCGGGATGGTGACGTCGGATTATTCGCCTTTCCGCATCGCCGCCTCCTCGGGGCCGTCCAACTACTACAACTCGCTGCGTTTCCGCGGAACCGGACTGGTGATGGGACAAGAGGACACGTACGTAACGCACACGGGGTCGTCCTCACTCGGCTCGGATGAGGAGCAGATCAACAACCCGTTGATCAACACCCCGTCGCTGGCGATAGACAACAGCCTAAGGGCTGTGTGGGAGAAGGCGGGATCGACCCCGACGATCACCCTCACGTCGCCCAACCTTGAGACACGAGCACCGTCCACGACGGGAAACGACCTGTTCCTCGCATCCGGATCGGCGTTCGACTACGGCGGGGACCGATTCATGACGACGCACGTCGACATGAACAACCAGGAGATCACGGTGACTGCTGCATCGCGAATGACCTGCGACGAGTTCTCCAATAAGATAGATACGGGTGTTTCGCTGGCCGACTACGAGGCGAAGATCCCGAAGACGATCTACAACGTTTTCCAGTTCAATCAACCGCACAAGGAGTACAAGCCGGAATGATACCCAACAAGAACCTCGGCGCCGGCGACACGTGGGGTGCGTGGGTGCAGGACGAGATATCGTCCATCAACTCAGGTCTCAACAATCTGGGGATCGGGGGTGTGCGCAACTCTCTGAACGGCCTGATGAATAATATAGACAACACCAACAACAAGTTATCATTCCGCTCTCTAACGGGTGATTTACGACAGCTTGGGCCTAACGCCTACAACGTTATGATGGCTGAGAGCGTCTTGAACTATCCCGAGAACGGAAAAGGCTACTTAAACTTTTTCTTCTTCGGCAGTGGGCGTTATGTGAATAAAGGAACGTCGGATGCCTTTCGGTCGAAAATGCAGTTGGTGCTCAAGACTGCTTGGACACCGGTGGGTGGAATGCAGACAAAAAACGAAGATTACTACATTTCTCAGATGCCCGGGATGTTCAACGGTGAGATCAACCCGGGATATTATGACCTTTATGCCTTTTATAATCTGACTGTACCACGTGTAACACAAGTAGTTTTCCAGCTCTTCGGGGAGAACAGGCTAACAAGTAACCCTGATGAGAGAGAGTACAACTACTTCAACGGCACTATACTGGTAATGGAGTCCAACCAGCCTAACACGTAAAGAGAGGAAAAATGGCTACAACCGACAGCAACGGGATCGCGCACATCGAGGGCACGGACCCGGTCAAACCCCTGCAAGGTTTGTTCAACACGATATCTTCTTCCGTGTCCAACGTCGTGGGCAAGCTGCGCAAGCAGGTTATCTACCCGGTGAAGTCGCGGTGGGATGCACAGAACAAGGTGGATGAGCTGAAGCGCCAGGGTGTGGAGGGCACGGCTGACGAGCCGATCGTCTTCAACATTCTGAACGACCGTATCCAGCTTCAGCATGACGGTTCGGGGTTCACATACTTCAGCGCGCAGATGGCGGTTCTAGCAGCCGGTGTATTCGAAACTGGCTATCAGAAGTGGGAGCGTTATCAGATCAAATCGTTCACCGTGCCTTTCCCCGAGGAGCTCGACCGCATCCCACGTTCCCTTCTGTGCCAAGTCACAGATGCTATAACGCACAGTATCATCGCATTTCCGGTGGATAAGAAGCAGTTCGGCGTCGCAGCCGCTTGTAACTGGCAATGGGCCGTCGATTCAAACGTCCACGTCAGCTGGGTGGCGCTCGGCTGACACCCCGTACAGCATATAGAAGAAGCCCCCGCATTGCGCGGGGGCTTCTTCCTACTCACCTGCCCTATAGCGTCTCCACCACCGGTGGATGTCTGTGTTCGGCGTGTACAGCCAACTCGGCCCTATGATGTTGAACAGCACGTCGACGAACCTGTGCGAGCCGTTACCCTGGCCGTTCCAGGGGTGGGGCGAGAACGGGTCATCCGCGTCCCACTCGAAGACTGGGCCGATGCCCGCCTTCCCGAGGCGCACGGCCAGCTCGAAGCAATCTTCGACGTGCAGTGCCTCGTTGTCGTAGCAGTATTTCCTGATCCATCGTGCGGTGTTCCATTTCTTGATCATCAATTGGTCCTTTCTCTTGTCAATTGCAGAAGCCCGTGGTAAAAGGCTTCGGAAGCCTGTTGGGGTGTGCACGCGTTTCCGAGGGCCGCCAACTGTGCTGTGCGCGACACGTCGTCCGCGTCGGTCACCCACCCTTTCGGGAAGCCCATCATCCACTCGATGAACTCTACGTTGAGAGTCCCCTTAGGCTTCGCAAGTGGAGGGGCCTCGCGATCGAGTGTTTCCTCCCAACGCTCGATGGCCGCCCCGTAGGAAGCCCTCACTTCGTCTTCGCTCCAATACTTGAGGTCGTAGAAGGATGGGCGCTTGGAATACCCGGGGCTTTTCCTGCCGTCCATACGGGACCGATTGGGGGTTGGCAGACAGCGTAGCCGTGTGTCAGGCCTAACTTCAACTAGCTGTGCGTTGAAAGGGACAGCCCATTTCTCCGTGCGTTCGGCGAAGACGAAGATCCTGCTTCTCTTGTGCGGCATGCCGAGGCGGCTCGCAGGGAGTATCACAGAGCTTGTCGAGTAGTCAGCTTCGTTCAACGCGTCCAAGAGCACGTCATATGCGCCCTTCGTGAGAGCCCCTGCGACGTTCTCCCACAAGACGTAATCCGGCTTCTTCGCCTTCACGGCTTCGATGAACGCGTAGAGCAGAGAGCTCTTCTCGCCCTCCAGCCCTTTACGGGCTCCGAGGTGTGAGAAGTCCTGACAAGGCGTCCCTCCGGTAATGCAGTCTACGTCGGGTACCGCGGACCAATCGATTTTCGCCACATCGCCGAGATTGGGCACCCCGTGGAACATAGTTGAATGATCAAGTATCTTCAGCGCATTCCCGTTGGTCTCTGCTATCCACTCGATATAGTTGTCGTACGGAGCGATGGATGTCACTGTGTCGCATACCCCGAGCTCCAATCCGCCTATGCCTGTGAAAAGCGATCCTATCTTCATCTCCATCCTCTCTCGTACGTGGGTTTGTGATGCTCTCGCTCAACCAGATAGGCTACTGCGTGCCGTGCGGCCTCTCGCCTGTCGTGGTGGTGGTCCTCGACCTTCTCGAAGAGGAGACCGAGGCGCCGGAGGTTCTCGTCGCGGACGAACAGCCGTTGTTGAGGTGTGCGCCATTGGATCTTCTTCCCGAGGAAACGACCGAAGATGTGTACGGCGCCCTCAACTCGAACCGGGTTGATGTCAGCGCCGGGAATGTTCCGGTTAACGTACTTCTCGCACACCACAACGTCCGGGTGTATCATGCGGTCAAACATCCTCTTGTAAAACCAGTCGTATGTCTCTTCGGTGCCGGGGGCCCACGAATTGAGGAGCCGGGCCGGCGAGTCTTTCTCGTAACCGACGAGGACGATTCCGGTCGTCCCTCCGACCCCGCAGGGGTCAATGGCCAGTAGTGTCTTCAC